TTACGCTTGTAACCTCTGTTGTTCTTTGAATGATCGTGTGATTTTGTAATCCAGGAGAAGATAGAGTTTCTGTGAACTGAAACGCTGCTCCTGGTGTTGTTTGTGTGAAAGTCGGTTTTGAATTCACTCCCGTCCATTTTGATGTCACTCCATTAATAGTTACGTTAACTTCAGATGTTGAAGGTGATAGATTACCACTAGCGGTTACGCCAGATCCAGTAGCAGAATATTGATATCCTGTACTATAATCCATGCTGTTTATTGTTTCTGTGATAGTTTGTGTTGTCTCTGTGTGGCTCGTCATTGAGCCCTGTGTGAAGTTCGGGACCACAGGGACCGCCAGGGCAGCTGCAGGTATGACACTTGCAACCGCCACACTTAGGACAGACCAAATTATTGTATTCTTCATGACGACCTCCGTCAGTCAATAACAGTGATCTCCGAGACAAATTGTCCTGTCGCCGTAGTACCAGCTCCACCAGCTGTCACGGTAATAGCACCAGTAGTACCAATAGTACCTGCTAGTGAACCAGCAGTTCCAGCTGTGTAAGAAGTAATTGAGGAGAAGTTAGGAACTTCACCTACAGTAGGAGCACTAGTTGGTACAGCATCAGCCTGTGTGTAAGACTGACTGAAACTAAATGCATTACCCGCAGTGTCTTGGGTTGCTGCAATAGTACCAGGACTGTATACACCAGAGGTGATAGTACCAGCAGAAATAGTATTTGCTGTTGTACCGTCCGTAGTATCCACCCCACTACCTGAGATACTGAACGAGGAGCCAATTCTAGATGCAGTAGATCTTGCAGCATCAACAGTAAGTTGAACACTAGATGCGTGCTTAGTAACAAGTCCGCCAGCATTTGCTGCACCTGCGGTCATCAGTAACATTCCAAAAGCAATTGCTGCTTTATTCATTTTGGTCATGGTGATGTTCAGCTGTATTTATACAAAAGGGACTAGTTCCCAATGATACAATTACAGCAAAATTAAACCAACCAATACTCCTTTGGCAAAGGTAATCCACAGAAGTTTGTAGTCTGTAAGATTAAGTTTTTTTCTATACCAACGGATCTGTTTCTTGTGCCACATTGCAGCATCATCTAATTTTTGTTCAATGTGCCAACCCAATGATCTTTTCTTTCTTTTAAATGCCATGTTATGATTGTACGCAAATTACTGTTCTTTGACTGACCATACGGCATTCAAAAGAATTCGCCGTCGTCACTGATCTGATAGTCGCGACCGTGATCGTGAACAGCATTACTGTCTGTGCTACGATCAGGTAAGGAACTACCTTCGTCACCCTCTTTGAGTTCTTCATATGCCAATGTGATTATTGTATATATGTAATAAGAAACGCCCGCTAGAAGAATGATGAGACACCAGATAATACTCCAGGTCACATCATTTACATCTTCTAGTGGGCGCAAAAATAAATTCATGGATTCCTCGGATCAATTCCCAACTGCTTTAGATATTCAATCCACCAGTCGGCGTCCTTTATATATCTCCAGTTAGGAACCTCCTCACCACGTTCTACAACATAGTATTGATGAAGGGCATCATCTATAGTCTGTGCGATCTCCATACTCTTCTTCCTCTGTGTCAACATCTTCATATGGATTTTCCACGAAGGGTCCTCGTTTTCGTAAAGGTTCTCGTCTAACATAATCCTGCTCGGAATTAACTACTTCTATCCATACGGCAAGTTTCATTACTATGTAGATGATTGCTAGTGGTAAGAAACATGCTATCAGAGTAATTTGATACTTCATAGTTCTCCTTCGTATTCTTCATCGTCATCCCACTCAGGTTCATACAATGGACATGGTTCTTCAAAGAGATGTTCCATTCTTAATTGTTTGATTCTTTCTCTTAAAGATTTATAAAACTCTCTTTTTTCGTCGGGGTTCATTTGTGTGGTTTTGTAAATGGTTCCCAGTGCTCCCAACCGTATTTGTGAACTAAATGCATACCAATAATGGGCACAAAAACTAAGAAAAACCCCATGACACCTAGACACCATGGGGTTTGCATAACAGATCTTACAAAGAGTTGGACGTGAGTCACGTTGATTCCCAGTCCTTCTGGAACAGATCCAGACCATCTTTTGTCAACACATGATCATACATTTTCCAGAATACCTTAGGTGGCATAGTCACAACACTTGCACCATATGTGTAGCAGCGAGAAACGTGATGAACATCTCGTAATGACGCTGCAAGAATTTCAGTAGACATTCCTTGTACAGCATATGCATTAGCAATTGCACGGACCAATTCAACTCCACTGAATGAGTTGTCATTGCAGCGTCCGACAAATGGTGAACAATATGTTGCCCCTGCTTTTGCTGCCAACAATGCTTGTGCTACAGAGAACACAAGAGTGACGTTAGTCTTCACACCTAAAGATGAGAGTGCCTTACAAGCAACTAATCCTTCTACAGTACATGGTACTTTGATGGTCACTGCTGGTCTGCCCAATCCAATAAATTGTTGGGCTTGTTCAATCATTTCTTCAGCAGTCTCAGCAACCACTTCACATGACACACTTTCAAACTGTGGATAACAAGAAGTCAGTTCTTTAGCAACATCAGGAAGAGTTCTTCCACTGCGCTTGATCAGTGTAGGATTAGTTGTCACACCATCAATTAATCCAGTGCGTGATGCTTTTTTAATTTCGTCAAGGTCAGCGGTGTCTAAAAAAATTTTCATGAGTTAAATTACCTGTGTTTTATTTAGTTTATGCTGGGAAATCCCATTGTGTAATGCGGTCTACTTTATGTTGTGGACCCCACCCACCAGTGTAGATGTAAGGAACAGTACGAATGGGACAACTATCACCCGTGCATAGAAGATCATCTACGATCCTCCATGATTCCATTACTTCTTCTGCATGAACAAAATGCGATTGATCACCATTGATGGCATCATAAAGCAATTTTTCATATCCATCTATTGCTCTATCCTGTGGATAGTCGTGGGTGAGTGTAGCGAGTTCAAGATCATCATTAAGCCCAGGAGATTTAATGTCCATACGGATATCAAGATGAGGATTAGGCTGCAGACGGATGACAATACGATCGTTGACTTCTCCTTCATATAACTTTAGCGGCGGTGCTTTAAGTTTGATGACTACCTCTACACATTGGTATGGTAGTTTTTTTCCTGTCATGACGTTAAAAGGAACTCCCTCCCAACGCCAGTTATCACAGAATAAAGTGCCAGCGAAATAGGTAGGAGTACCACTGTTAGGATCAACGCCCTCTTCATCTTTGTAGCCATGGTATTGTCCAAGAATAATGTTCTCTGATATTCTAGTGGCGGCGAGAACTTTTGTTTTCTCGCGTCTGATTTCTCTAGCATTCATCTTGCTAGGTGGTTCCATAGCAATTAATGCAAGAACCTGTAAGATGTGGTTCTGTAGCATGTCACGAACTGCACCAGCAGTCTCATAGTATTGTGAGCGACCTTCACAACCAATAGTTTCAGATGCAAATATCTGAACCTCTTCTATGTACTGACGATTCCAAAGTGGCTCAAGCAGAATATTACTAAACCGAGTAGCAAGTATGTTATTAACAGTATCTTTGCCAAGATAATGATCAATGCGATAGACTTGTTTCTCGCGTAGATGTCGCTCCACCACAGACTGTAGATTATCAGCAGATTTAAGATCGTACCCAAAGGGTTTCTCAATAACCACACGGGATGCTTCGGGGTCATTGAGTTTACCCGCCTCTTTGAGATTGACAATCGCGTTAGCATACCTTTCTGGGGGAACAGAAAGAAAGTAAGTATTATCGTGAAGGTAATCAGGAAGGTGACTGAGAGTATCAACATTGTCTAAGTCTGCTGAGATGTAATCTAGATGATGTAGAAACTCATCAGGATAATAACCAAGAGATTCTTTCCAGTTTGCTGCTCCGATATCTCTTCTGGCAGCACCCGTAATTAAAAAGTTTTCTGGCAAAAGATCTTTCAGCCAGAGTTTATATAGTGCAGGAATTAGTTTCTTCTTACAAAGGTCTCCCGTTGCTCCGAAGATAACAATCCCTTTAGTGAGCTGTTCCATTTCCATCATACTTGTCTGATTCGTAATAGTTATTTTCACCTTTTCGTAGCCCGAAATATACTGTGGATAATACAAAGGGTATTGCTCCCCAAAGAAGGACATCAGCGAACGTCATGACCACCAAACATAGCTCTCATTCCATTCAAAATCTTGGCTGCGAAAGCACCCAGACGGCGTGACTCAAAGCGTGACCACAACGCACTGCTGATAACAGGAGCGGGTACGCCAAGATCCACAGCAGCGTGAACAGTCCAACGACCCTCACCAGAGTCTGATACTCCCCCATCAAAGTTGCTAAGCTCTCTATCGCTGCGTAGTACATCAGCGGTAAGGTCAAGCAACCAACTACCAACCACGCTACCACGACGCCATAACTCAGCAACTTTAGCAACGTTAATGTCGTACTGATAATCTTCTGGACAATCCATTGGAGCAACTTCAGCATCGCCTTCTTTAACGTATTGTGCCCCAGCATTAGCTTCATGCAGGATATTAAATCCTTCTGCGTATGCTTGCATGATCCCATACTCAATTCCGTTATGAACCATCTTTACGAAATGACCAGCGCCTGCAGCACCGCAGTGCATCCATCCCCACTCCTCAGGATACCAAACATAACTTCCGTCATGGGTCCTATCAGCTCCCTTGATACCTGGGCTGAGTGCATCAAAGAGTGTACGGCAGGTGGATACTGCAGTATCTGTACCACCAACCATAAGGCAGTATCCACGCTCCAGACCGTAAACACCACCACTAGTGCCGCAGTCAAGATACGCGATGCCAAGTTTAGATAACCTTTCTGCCCGTCTGCGAGAGTCCTTAAAATTACTATTGCCATGATCAATAATAATATCTCCCTCCACACAAAACTGTAATAACTCATTGAGTGTGTCCTCTACTGTTTCTGCTGGTACAACCATCATGAAAACACCAGGGGTTTCACCCGTGGTTTTATTTTGATGTACTACTTGAACAAGGCTTTCCAGAGTAGTGGTACATCCACTGATATAACCCTTTTCAAATTGTTCTTGAGCTTTTGCATAGTTGTTTCTGAATCCATGTACTTCGTGACCTGCAGCAATGAGACGACGGGACATGCCCTCGCCCATTCTGCCTAAACCAATCATTCCTACTTTCATAATACTTTACCTGGGAGATAATCAAGTCCTTCAAGGACTTCGTTTAAAAGTGCTTCATAACTTTTAAACATTTTGTCGCCTGCAATGAAACATCTTTGGCGTCTCCAAAGTGCTTCTGCAAACATTCTTTTTTCTTCTTCTGTAAAACTTTGGAACCTATTGTCCATTAACCTTTGACCTCGTTTTGGAAATATTCTGGGAGCGGACATCCCTTAAAACTATCTATCTCATCTACAGCAAGCACAAACATAGTCACAAATCCTAGACAGAATGCGAATAGCATCTGTGGGAAATTGTAGTTGCCCATGTATGCTGTAGGATCAGGTTCATCATCATGTGGATGAATCATTTTTGAGATCTCTAAGGATCTTTTCAATTTGTCTTCTTGTTCTGTCCCTTGCTTCGGGGTCTTCGGTTTCTTTTCTGGAGTATCCATGTTTCTGATGAAAAATAAAATGACCTTGGCAGAACATAGTTACCCCAAAAACCAACGCGAGGACTATGCCTATCCATTCTAAAGTGTGATCTTGAGCCATGGGAAGATAGGATCAATTACTCCAATGAGTCTAAGCAGACCCTCAGCAAAAAGTGCAAGAACAACCCACCCAACACACATTGAGATAATTGAAGCATTACGATTATGTTTTCGTATTGCAGCATCAATCATCTCCTGTACTTCTTCTTTTGTTGTGAACTCAGGGGGTTCAACATCTTTACCCCAATTCTTAAACATGGATCATCTCCATAGCATCGTGCAATTCTTTTGAGTGATGTAGTTCATCATTTAAGATCTCAAGGATCTTATCGTCATGCCCATGCAGAGCAAGATACTTAGCATAAGTTTCTGCTGCATGAATCTCTACTTCGTAGGAGAGATGGTAAGCAAGGCGAGGAGCCACCCAATAATAAACCACGTTACTCCAATAGTAGA